TTGCTTGGTTCAGGCTGCTATTAGCACCTGAATAAGCCGTTGGGGCACCAGCGAGTTGCCCTGTTCCTGTAATTGCACTTGCCATCTGAGGTCAAGTCCTTTCTTAGTTGGTTGATTGGGTTTTAACCGAAGAGACCCTGGCCTCTATTTGATGCAGCGCTGCCAAGTAATTTGGCTCGATTCTTCGCATAGTCTGCCAATGACATTTCCCTGATTGAATCAGGAGTAGAGATTTGTTGGTCCGTATCGTTATCGAGGGGTCCTGATGCAGGAGCGGTAACACGTGCTCCCGCCATTTGTTGTCTCGCACTTTGCATAGCCTGCTGTGCAGAACTTAAAATACGAGAAGACTTATCTTTGAGCATTGCAATGCTTTGCTCAACTTCTTCAGCATTATTACCGTCAATTAAATCTAGAAGTTCTGGCACGATATTCTCGCGCTCTTCTTCAATTCGTTGTGCACGGTAATTCATGACTTCTTGGAACTTTCGTTCTTGCTCTAGTAGAGCAAAAGCCTTTTCTCTTTCAAGACGTTCCTGCTCAAGTAGAGCCTGGAATTCTTGCTCCTTCTTTATGAGGAGTTCTTTTGCGGAAAGTTCTTCTTCTGCCTTTGCTTTTGCAGCAGCGGCTTCTTGTGCATCGCGTTCAGCAACTAGTGCTGCACGTCGTGATGCTTCTTCTTCGCGTTCTTTCTTAAGGGACGCAAGTTCTTCTTTCATTTTTTCCATTTGAGGATACAACTTTGCTTTCTCTTGTTCACGAGCCTTAGCAATGTCGTCTGCGGTATAAGCCACGAATTCCTCACTTGGTGCTTGTTGAATTTCTACGACTCCATCAATAGGGTGTCCCATCAATGTGTCGCCTACTGCTTCTACTTGGTTATCCATAGTATTCACTTATCTTTCTTGGGTTATTGTCCGAATGGGCCGAAGCCCGTGCCACTTTGGGGTTTGTTACGAGATAATTGCATAGCATTTACTTGCTTTTGTCTCGTTATATTCTGATATTTATCAGAAACTTAGTTGTCTTTGTCGACCGTCCTTCTCTGTGGAATTTTAGTTCCATAGGCTTGGGTCACAAGCGCTTCACGAATTGAACTCTCGGATTGGTCCTCAAAACCAGCAGCGGCTTTGTTTTCAGGGCTGTCAATGTTTTCAGAAGTCTCTGGTCCTTGAATACCATCTCCCATTACATCTCCGTCACCCAACTCTTGAGGGGCCATAGGAATAGCAGAGTTTCCATCTGGACCAGGCATCATTCCTGTCATATCCATAATTTCTTTCTGAATCTGAATCTTGACCAATTGCAATGCGCCATCTGCAGTTGCATCTGAAATAAGTTCTTGACGAATTTCTTCTAGTTTCTCCTCTGGGAATTCCTCACCAAGAGTACGAAGAGCACCTTCTTTAGACTCAAGCCCCATACCCAACTTAGTTTGAATTTCGTTAAGAATAATCAACTTATCAAGAGGCAATGGAGGTGGGAACTGAACATAGTTCATGTAGGTAATAGAGTCATTAGGGTCAAGTTGTGTCAACTGACCTGGCTTAATTGGTCCATCTGTATCTGGGTTGTATAAGAAAGTATCTGGCTCTTTGAAGGCAAGAGTACGAAGTACGAGTTCGTTAATCTTCTCAATGCCTTTACCGTATTGAGCAACTTTTTGGCTGTATCGGTTCATCAATGGCTGGTACTGAATAGAAAGAGCAACACCAGAAGTATTTGAAATTGGCTGAACTTGTCCAAGAGCAGTCTCTGGGATGTTCATAATCTCGTGCATAGACGTCTTAAGAAGGTCTAAATATTTAAGCGCTCCATCAATTCCTGATGCTCCACCTTCAAGGTTAAATACTTGTGAATCCTTTGGAAGACCGCCCCATACTTTCTTGGCGCCCTTTTCAAGGTTAGATGCTTTAGCACCGATGATAACTGTCACAGGAGAAGCGTGATAGTTAATGATGTCTGCTATATCTGTAGAGATTTCATTGTAAGCACGGTTAATAGTAATGATGTCATGTGCATCTGCTAGTCCCCATGGTGAGCCTGATACAGGCACATTAGGAATATGCACCACTGGAACTACTCCAAGTGGATTTGGGCGTGAGTCAATCAACTCATCATTAATGTATTCTTCAATAACATCATCAGTAAGAATCTCAGTATATGTGAATACTTGGCGCGTTCCTTCAAGAGAAGTTCCCCAGAAACGATACTTCTGCTTAAAACGAAGTAGACGTGTACGGTCGTGTGGGTGAAACTCAGGAAAACAAAATGATGAGTTCATAGGAAGGATACGAACACGACCAGGATGTTGTCCTCCTGCTGAATCTACCCATGGCTCTTCGTATGCAACTTTAACAAATACATCGCCAGTAATTCCGCCTTGCTGTGCCATTTCAAGTAGCACACGCATCTTGTCATTATCAACTTCCCACACACGCTCTAAGCGGTCAGGAACAATTGCTTCCGTTGCTTTTGGCGAACGAAAATGCACGCCTTTACCAAAAGTAAAGCGTGCTAAGAAGTCATTAAATGCACGGTAGTAGTTAACTGCGATTTGCATTTCGCCAGTTTCTCTACGATAACCCCAATGATGTCCTAAGTACCTAATACATCGCCCAGTTTAAACTGTAGCGATTGAGACGTGGACCGTGAACTTCGAACTCCTCATCTGCTAACTCAACAAGGCCAAGTGGAGAAATGGAAATTGTTAAATCGCTAGATGCTGCTCTATAAGATGGTGGAGAAAAGTCTAGGAAAGACATACGTCATGCACCTCCTCTCCGTCACTAACAGGTATGACCTGTGGAGTACGTAATGCCCGTACTACGTTAGCAATTTCATCTTTTTTTTCATTTGTAAAAGGATAAATAGACCCTTTACGACCGTTACAGTCTTTACATGCGGGACGTAAATTAGAACGAACATGTGCTCCACCTTTAGAAAGAGGGTGAACATGGTCCCACTGAACTACGTCTAACTCTATTGAGCAAATCCAACAAGAATTGTTGTATTCAATTAAAATTTCATCAAAAACTGATGCTGTAATTTTTTCTACTTCAAAAGTTTTAGATGATGCCCTTTTTTGAGCACGACGTGCTTTGTTTAACTTTACTTTGTAAGCAGAAGTCTTAGAAAGACCGTGTTTAGTCATTCTTTTACTAACATCTTCACTGTGTAAACAACCACAAGAACTAGTATTTCCATTTTTAACTGTATAAGGGCGTATAGAAACTTTTGTTCCGCAAGAACACTTAAATACTTGAAAACAACGATTGCGTCCATCTGGACGAATACGTAGTTCGTACTCCGAAGTTGCCGTCAACCTACCTACAGTTGTACCTATTTCAATAAGGGATATTGACATTACTTCTTCTTATCTTTCTTAGAAGGCTTCTTATCGGTAACAGACTCTTTAGTCTTCTTACGTTCTGCCTTCTTCTTTTCAATACCTTTGCGACGGTCTGCTTCTGTTGTTTCAATAAAGCGACCGCCATGTTCAACATACGTTTTATGTACCCAATGTGATGCACCTGGATTTGGGTAATTGGAGTATTTGGCTTTTGCTTGCGCAATAATCATCGCCCACATCTTTGGGTTGGCTGGTTTGCTTGCCATGTATTACTCCTCTCCATACCCTATTGCCCCCACACTAGTGTAGGGGCATAGGAGTGTCTTTTTAAACTAGTCGTTAACTACAGTCGCAGATTGACGTTGTGAACGTCCACCTGAGCGAACTGCTGTTTCAATCTTTGCCGCTGAGTTGTCAGCATATGTTCCATGAGCGAACTCACCAAGGAATGTTGGTGCTTCTACCCATGATGCTGAACCAACGTGAGCACGCTCTGCAAGAGTTTCTGCAGCAGGCTTCTCGAATACGTTAGCGTTGCGGTTTGGACGACCTGCAGCAGGGACAAGACCTTGGGTCATGCCCTTCTGAAAATCTGTTGGGACGTCAGTATCAGTTGCGATACCTTCTTCAAAACGAAGTGGTCCACGACGGGTTGCATTGTCTGCACCCTTTACTTCATACACGTTAGGCGCACGCTCTGGGAAGCGTGGGGCTGGTGAAATTGTCATTCTTACTCCTTAAGGATTGTTGATAGGAAAGGCCTTTTTCCTTGGTAATAGTTTCCACCCTTTTGGGCAGATTGTGTTGTTAAAAGAAGGGATTACTAGAAGCCACTACTTCTGGCATTACTAGGTTCTGGGTAAGGCTACAAGCAATAGAAAGTGAATCTACAAAGTCATCATGGGCATATGTTTCTTCAGGAGCCGCTACAAGGAAATTTGGTCCTTTAAATGTAACTTCGGCATCAACCATTTGTTGATAAAACCTTTTGAAAGTACGAAGGCGCCGAGTTTTTGCATGGGCAGGCCAACTAATCATTTTGCGTTGAATAAGGGCTTGTAGGTGCTTCCATCTCTTAGATTGCTCTGATGGGCTAGAAGTAATTGAACTTACTTCAGCACGTGGCAAGAGAAGTTTTAATCTTTGCGCTACAGCATCGCCCACACCGTTAGCGTCTACGCCTACGGCAAGGACATCATAATTTTCTAAGAAGTTAACAATTTGGAAGTACTGCTCTTCCCAATCGTCTCCTTGAATTTCTAGCCAATTCAAGACACGGTGGTCAAAATACCCAAACTCATCTGGTCTATCCCAGTCTACCCACACAACAGTTACCACTGTTGAGTCAGTTTTACGTGCTGGGTCAACGCCAACTACTACTGGAGTTTTATGCCAGGCTTTAACAATCTCTTGAGAGGTATCTCCAAGTTCATCCATGATTGTTGAAGTAACAAACATTCCACGTTCCAACAACCACTTACAGTTATACGACATCTGGAACTCGTCAGAATCTTCACCAATACGAAGCATCTCTTTACGTATGAACTTTTCGTAATTTGCTTGAACTTTTGCTACATCTTTCCAATCCCATTGAAAATGGTTTTGACGTGCACCACGTGCAGTTTGGCGTCTACGGTTAAGTTGGATACTTCTATAGAAGTTATTCTTACTGGTTGTAGGAGTACCTGTTTTAACCATTGTTCCAGCATAATAAGCAAGCATAGGTGAGATTGACTTAGACACAACAAAGTCATCTGCTTCTTGACACTCATCAATAACAACAACATGGAAAGACTTAGACTCAATTTTTGCACGAGGGTTTGCAGTCATCATCGTAATAGTAGAGCCAGATTTCTTAAGTTTAATTTGACGAGTAACTCCACCTACACGTGCAGCGCTATCGTCAATCTCTGGGTCATCCATAATCTCAATAGCACGCTCAGATGTAAGACGTGTGACGGTACGTCCAAATAAAGTTTCAGCCTGTCCTTCTGTTGGGGCAAACAAACCAACCCATAAACCATCTTTAAATTTTCCAAGAAGGTCTGGGTATAACTTAGCAAGCCGAGGTAAAAGAACCATCAATGTCGCTACTGTATCTGCCACTGTTTCAGATTTACCTGACTGACGGGAAGCAAGGGCTGTAATTTCTTCACCATCGTTAATGACGACAGACTCAATAATGCGACGTGCTAAAGGTTTTTGATAAGGGTGCAAGTCATGACCAACTAGGACTACAAGAAAGTCCATAATCTTATCTATAAGTTTATTTACAAAATCTTGAGAAAGTTCATCCAGGTCATTGATAACCTCTTCTTCAACAGGTGTCTCATCTTGAAGATAAAATTCGGGGTTTATCTCTTCAAATTTTTCTTCGTTATAGTTTTCCATAATTCCCTATCTAAATAGCGAGACCCACCGAAGTGGGTCCGCCAGACCTGGAGAGAGGTGAAGCAAAGAAATCATAGCATAGATTCAGAGCGTCTTTGTAATTCTTTAGCAATTTCATGGAAGACTTCTGTACCCATTAAAATTTCATTCATATAGTCTTTATTGCTC